CTTACAGTATGATTCAGCTGCTTTCCATTTTGCTTGATTAACAACATATGTTGCAACTGTTCTTACATACTTCTTACTTACCGTTTCTTGCAAGACAGGCCTTTTTACTTGTCCAGCAGGTTTAACTTCTATCAATAGGCAGCTAACCTGTCCTTTCAAGTTTTTTCTTTTGACATAAAAGTCTGGAAAATATCTATGTATTCTTCCGTCTAAAGGTGACCTGTACGGTATTATAATTTCCTCACTTCCCCACTCAAGTATATCCCGATGAGAATCTAAGTACATCATGAGCTTTAGCTCCCATCTGCTTCTATATACAATATTTTTTGGATTTCCTTTATACTTTCTCGGATCGCGAGGTCTAAAAAAACCCTTATAACTTCTCATATATTATTATAAATAACTATTAAATGTATTTATAGGAAAAACAATGGGTTTTCTTAATTTTAAGAAGATAAACAGTCTAAATCCATCAGAAGTCATAGCAAAAGAATCCAGATCTCTAAACGGCATTACAAATGAATTAAAGAGTAATGCAAATAAGATTGTTAAGGATATGATTGGATCAGGTTCAAGTTTATCAAGTATACAAAATAAAGCTGGCGGAATGGCAGAAAATGCCTTAAATCAGTTAAGAGCTGATTCAAAAAGTATATTTGGTGCTGATCCACAAAGAATAGAAAAGTCAGCATTAGAATCTAAACGTATGTTTGATGGTAAGCTTATTAATGTTAAAACTAAGATTGAAAATCAAATAAGAGGTGATTCAAAGATTGAAAGTTTAACATTTCCACCAGATCTTAGAAAATATTATATTCGATTTGGTATTTCGAAATATACGAGACCTACTGCATTTGATACAAATAAAGGCAAGGCTTTTACACCTACATCTACAATCAATCTTCCAATACCAGCAAATTTAGTTGACACTATTGGTTTAAGGTTATCAGCAGAAACACTAGGCGGTTTAATTGGTTCAGGTATGGAATCAATATCAGATGCTGTAAATACTATTAAAAGTGGTGGATTTGGTGCATTAAAAGGTAAAGCATTAGGAATGAGTAATGAAGAAGCATTAAGAAGAGCAGGTTCTGCAGGTTATGCAGCAGGATATACTGCAATAAGAGCTACTACCGGAATTGCTGGAGCAACAGAAATGGTTGATACTGTTGGTCAGCTTGTAGGCGCTATACCTAATCCTCACATGACAGTATTCTTTCAAGGCGTTGATTTAAGAACTCATCAATTTACATGGAGATTTGCACCTAGAAATATTAAAGAAAGTGAAACAATAAGGAATATTATCAATGAATTTAAGAAAATATCACTCCCAAACAAAGCTTTTGGTGATGCTTTTGTTATGGGTTATCCTCATATAGTATTACCTTCACTAGAACCTGATATGGCAGGTAATCTTTATCCATTTAAGCGTTGTATGATTGAAAGTGTAAGTACTAACTTTGCACCTAATGGTCCATCATTCTTTAAATCTGGTTATCCTACATCGATGGAATTTTCAATTACACTTAAAGAATTAGAAATCTTTATGAGTGAAGATTTTGGTGGTAAATCAGGAGGAGCTGATGATAATCCAGCTAAAGATGCTACACAAGATACTGGAAGCATTAATGATTCAATAACAGGCTCAACATTAAATGTTAATATGGGGCAACGTTAATGAAATATTTTTCTAGCTTTCCAATTATCTCATATGCAAATAACTCTGCAAAGAATATTATGACTAGAGTTGATCTCGATAAAAAATTTAAAGAACAATCAAAGAATTTTTATCCTTATGAAGTACAAGAAGGTGATAGAGCTGATTCAATTGCACATGCATATTATGAAGATACATATAATGATTGGATGGTTCACTTTGCTAATCAGGTTGTTGACCCCTATCACGACGTTTACCTCAGTGAATACGAATTTAGAGAGTTTATAACTTCTAAGTATGGATCCGTTGCAAACTCCCAGGCACAAATATATGGCTACAGAAACAACTGGGCAGCTAATATTGATGATCGATTAACAGTATCTGGTTATAGTGCTCTAACAAGCACATTAAAAAAGTTTTGGTCTCCAGTCTTATCAGAAGGTAGTTCAATTGTTGCATATGAAAGGAAAAAACTTGATACATATGTAACAACTAATCAAATACTTAGTGCAAATGTTGTCATGCAGACAAATACAAACTATACAGTTGGCGAGAAGGTTGTATCATATGAAGGTGCTACTGTATCAGGAAATGCATTTGTTACATTTGCTAATTCAACACTTGTAACATTAAAACATATTAATGGAACAATAGGAGCAAATAGTTCTTATACAATTAAAGGAAATGATTCTGGAGCTAATGGAGTTCCATCTCAAACAACAATTATTAAGCAAAATATTCCTACTGAAGCTGTTTCATACTATACATCATTTAGTTTTTATGATTATGAACAAGAAAAGAATGAACAGAGAAAAACAATCGACCTTATCGATGCAAGATATTCAACATCTATAGAAAAACAGTTTAGAAAACTACTTAAAAAGTAATGGCAAAGACATACGAAGCCGGTGAAATAAAGATACTTAAATTTGATATTGTTAGTCACGATGGTGAACTACGTCAAAGTATTATTTCTCAGGTATTAGCATTTGATGTATATGAAAATATACGACTTCCAGTGCAATACTGTGATGTTGTTATCAATGATTCAATAAACATCTTAGAAGAGTTTCCAATTATTGGTGAAGAGATGTTTGAGATTGAGGTTCAACTCCCTGGAATGGAATCTACAGTTGAATATGAGTTTGCAGTACTTGGTGTTACAAATAAAGTTTCAGATCCTCAATCAAAGTTTTTAACATATATTATTCAATCATGTAGTGTTGAAATTATACGAAATACAAACAACTTAATTAGTAAAAAATATAAAGGAAATCCATATTCTGCTGTAGAAGAGATACTTACAAAAGAATTAAAAACAGAAAAGCTTGTAAATTTTGATCCAAGTTCTGTAAAAGGTGATGAAGAAATGAGAATGTCACGTTTAACACCTTTTCAGTCAATCGATCTTATACGACAACAAACAGTTTCACAGAAATATAAGTCATCAAGCTTTGTTTTCTTTGAGAATAGAAATGGATTTAACTTTGTTACATTAGAATCATTGTTTGATATTAAGAAGAATGATATTGGTGATAAGATATTCTTCTATGATACTGCTGTACAAGCTGATCAATCATCAATGAGACAAAGAAATATACTTGGTTATTCACAGGTAATTATGAACAATACTATTGATTTATTATCATATGGTGGTTTAAGTAATAAAACAACATCATTTGATTTAAGAACTGCAACATTAGATCAAGTTCAATATGATATAAAGAATGAAACAAGTAAATTTAAACAAACTGATGATAATGAACAGATGATGAAGACAGGTAAGTTTATTAATGAAAGAACTGAAGATGATTCTGTACATTCATTATTTGCATTCAATAGTAAGAATGGAACAACATTTAGACAAGAAAAATATGCTCATCAAAAAGCATTTTTAGAACAGATATCACAAAATATCGTACGATTAAAGATATATGGAGATCCTGTTGTAACTGCAGGAGCTATGATTGATGTACGATATCCTAGAATAGATGGATTAAATAAGAAGCAATCAGTATCAAAGTTATCATCAGGTCATTATCTTGTATCAAAATGTCGTCATATGTTTACAATGAGAACACGACCAGAATATAAGATTGCTATGGAATGTGTGAAATCATCATATGGAGAGTCAGAATGAGCGTAAGAAATTTAGATGCAAAAGGATTTATATGGTTTGTTGGATTTGTTACAAACTTAGAAGATGAAGACAAACTTGGTCAGGTACAGATAAGAATACCTGTGACACATGATGATTTAAATGATGATGAACTTCCATATGCAATGATGATTAATCCAATACAATCTTCATCATTAAATGGTGTAGGAATAAGTCCAACAGGTATTGAAGTTGGTTCAATGGTTGTAGGTTTCTTTGCAGATGGTATTGAAAAGAATGTACCAATGATTCTTGGTACTATACCAAAGATACCTGAAAATGATCCAGAAAAGCATGATGTTAATCGTCTTGCAAGAGAAGAGAATATAATACAAAAAACACCGGTACCTGCAACAACACCATTTAAAGGAGAACCAGAAACAGCATATAAAGCAAAGTATCCACATAATAAAACAGTTACAACAAAGAGTGGACATGCTGTAGAGATTGATGATACTCCAGGACAAGAAAGAATTCACATTTATCATAAGTCAGGTACATATAGTGAAATAAATAATAAAGGAAGAAAGGTACAAAAAACCGTCGATGATGACTTTGAAGTTATAATTAAAGATAAAGAAGTCTATATTGGTGGTAAAGTAAATGTCTTTGTTAAGGGAGATGCAACACTTAAGATAGACGGTAATTTTAAAACAGATATTGGTGGAACGTGTGATATCACTTCAGATGGAACTATGACATTTGTTGCACCAAGAATCGATTTAAATCCATAGGATAACTATGCCAAAAGTTGCAAGAAAAGGTGGAACTGATACTGTAAGTATACCACATCCAACATGTCAAGGATCAACAGCAACAGCTGCTGGTGCGAGTAATGTTACGGCAAATGGTATTGGCGTTGTCAGACAAGGCGATGCAGTACAATCACACACCTTTAATCCGCCAGATTGCCCATCACATGCTCCAGGATTGACAAAACATTCTGGATCTGTGTTTGTAAACGGTAAAGGGATAGGTAGGTTGGGCGATACATATGGTTGTGGTGTAGTTATCGCATCTGGTTCTGGAAACGTATTCGCAGGAGGTTAAAGTGGCAGCACCAACATTAGCAGAAAGATATTCAGCACAGAGAAAGAATGAAGATCTATATACTGATTTCTTCACAAATTTAAATTCTCATCCTGATAGTAAGCAACTTGTTATTAATAGAAATGAAAGTGCAGTAATACGTTCAATAAGGAACCTGATTTTAACTAATAAATATGAAAGAAGGTTTCAACCAACAATCGGTTCACGTCTTCAATCTTTTTTATTCGAACCAGCATCACATACGGTTGCAAAAGGTATTGAAGAAGAAATACGATACACTATAGAAACATTTGAACCAAGAGCCAATTTGATTGATATTAAGACGTCGTTGATTGAAGAAAGAAATACATATGTCGTTTCAGTAACATTTGCACTTCAAGATACGTCAAAACCCACAACATTTAGTGTTGTTTTAAATAGAGTACGATAATGGCAAATAGTAATATAAGTTTAGTAAATTTAGATTTTGATGGTTTAAAAGATAGTTTTAAGACACATCTAAAAGCACAAGATAAATTTAAAGATTATGATTTTGAAGGAAGTAATATGAATGTCCTTCTTGATCTTTTAGCATACAACTCATATATGAATACATTTTATTTGAATATGGTTGGTTCTGAGATGTTTTTAGATACTGCAAAATTAAGAGATAGTATCTTATCTCATGCAAAGGAATTAAATTACTTACCACGATCCTTTAAATCTGCAAAAGCTACAGTAGCTTTAAATATTAATAGTGGTGATTCAACACTTACCACACTTACAGTTCCAAAAGGAACTTCATTTACAAGTAAGATAGGTTCAAATGCATTTACATTTAGTACTGATAGTAATCAAGTACTTCTAGGAACAAATGGTGTATTCACAACAGCAGGAACTGAAATCTATGAAGGTGAATATGTCAATGATTCATATACAATGAACTATGCTGTTGATAATCAAAGATTTGTTTTATCAAATCCAACTGTTGATACAGATAGTATTACTGTAACTGTTATTGAAGATAATGGTGCAACAACATTAACATATGCATATGCAACATCATTATATGGATTAAATTCAGATTCAAAAGTATTTTTCTTACAACCTGCTGAAGATGAAAAATATGAGATTGTATTTGGTGATAATGTTACAGGTAGAAAACCAAAGAATGATGCAACAATTGTTGCTGATTATCGATTATCATCTGGTGAACTTCCAAATGGATGTTTTAAATTTACAATTGATGGTGCTATTAGTGGTGTATCAAATGTTGCAGTAACAACAGTAGCTGCAGCTGCATCTGGATCTGTTGCTGAATCAGATGCATCAATTAAATTCAATGCACCAAGACATTTTAGCACACAAGAAAGAGCTGTTACAGCACAAGACTATGAAACATTATTAAAGATTAACTTCCCTGAAATTGCAGCAATATCTGCATATGGTGGAGAAACAGTAAGTCCACCACAATATGGAAGAGTTTACATTGCTGTTGATATTGAGAATGTTACTGGACTTCCTGATGGTAAGATTCGTGAATATACAGATTTCATATTACAAAGAGCACCAGTATCTATTGAGCCAATATTTACTGAACCTGAAGAACTCTTTGTTGATGTTGATACTATTGTCAATTACAACATTAACTTAACAGATTTAAGCCAATCAGATATACGAACATTAGTTATTACTGCAATATCAGATTTTAATGTAGAAAATCTATCAAACTTTAAGAAAACATTACGCTATAGTCGTCTTTCTGATGCTATTGATAATGCACATCCAAGTATTGTAAGTAATGAAACAACTGTTAAAGCAATTAAGAAGGTTGTACCTGATGTTAATCTTGCAAAAGATTATGACGTTGATTTTGATCTTCCATTACAAGATAATCTTGGAGCTTCAGCAACAGCAACATATGATGCAGATGTATTACGTACAATTGAATCAACTGCATTTAGATATAAAGGACAATCAGTTCAAATTGAAGATAATGGAGAAGGTACATTATTCATTACTGAAGAAGCTGATGGAGAATCA